AATTAAAATAGCAGAGGGTGAAGCTAGAAACCAATTCTAATGAAACGAAGCAAGTTACGCAAACAAAGTAAGACTAAAGTATCAACACTTAAAAGAAAGCTCTGGAAAGTATTTTCAGAATACATACGTTTGCGTGACAACTACACTTGCTTTACTTGTGGGCGCAAAGGAGAAGGCTCGGGGATACATGCAGGACACTACATTCCTAAAAGTATTGGCGGAATAGCTTTGTACTTTCACGAAAAAAATGTACACGCTCAGTGTTTTTACGACAATATAAACCTCGGAGGGTACGGAAGTATGTACCACATAAAGATGATTGAGAGATACGGCGTTGAAGAAGTAAACGAGATTTGGAAGATAAAAAATCAAATAAACAAATGGTCAGAACAAGACTATCTACAGCGCATAGAACACTACACACAAGCTGTGGATAACTTACGTTTACAGCAGTAACCTCATGCTATAATAACAGTATGAACAAAATGAAAATAATCAACACAATAGTAGATGTAGTTTTAATCCTAATGGTGATAGACGCGGCGATAGTATTATACAGTTTATTTGTAGTAGGAATGGGCGGTGAAATAATTGATATACCGTTTTGGACTATGCAAATGGCATTCGTAGCTAATCTACTTGGATAATATGGAATTTAACAAAGACCAATACTACGCAGAGAAGCAAGAAACACGCAGAGATACTTACTTTGACTATTTTCACGATAATAGAAACTCAATCAGGACATACGAAGTACAGCCAAAGAAAATAGATGATTATAACGATAACCCAGAAGAATAAAATGAACAAACTAGTAGACTCTTACGTTTTTATTTATATACAAATAGCTATATTGATTGCTATTGAAATAGGTTTAATAATTTCCCTTATTGCTACTATTGTAGGAAAAAACAGACCGACTGATTATCAACTGTGCTCAACAGAAGGCTGTATATCAGTAAGTTGTATAAACAAATAAAATGAACCACGAAGAATTTTTCATCAACGTAATAAACAAGCTCTCAATAGGTGAAGGTATGGAACTAGTACCCTCACAAGAGACAAAGCTAGAAAAAGACGGTGAAGAGTACATTCTCTACTACACAGAAGAGGATATGAAGGATGTAGATGGTTTTATTAGTAAGATGAAAGAGGAATATATTAAGTTAAATAAATAACATATGAAAACCTACAAAATAAACAACGTAGAGATAAGTGCAGAGCAGATAAAGGATATTATTAAAAACAACCCTGAACTGTTAAATGAAAATAAGGGAGGAAGGTATTTCTTTCCTGAAAAAGACGAAAGATTTTGGCACATTTTGACAGATGGTTTTGTAAATGACATATCTTGTAAGCACCCTATTAGTAGCAATATTATCCTCCAAGGCGTATACCGCACTAAAGAAGAAGCCCAACTTGCCAGTGCTAAACAAAGAGCAATAGTAGCATGTTGGAAGTGGGCACAAGAAAATGCACCATTTGAGCCTGATTGGGGGGATGATGAGCAAAGAAAATATCTTGCTTATCTAAACCACGATTTACAAGAATATTGCTGGACATGGAGTTCAGGAAATCAATCACAATTTACCCTCCCATACTTAAAATCAATTAAAGACTGTGAAGCCTTCATAGAAGCCAACAGAGAACACCTAGAGTTACTATTTAAGAGATAATATATGGATAAAGTAATAATCAACGTAACTAAAATATCAAACGGATATGTAGCTTCGGCACATTTTACTTACCTAACAAAGCACGCTGAAACACAAGACGAGGCAGTGCGGTACTTTGTGCAGGAATTAAAGTTAAGAAACTATGAGGTCAATGTTAAGAATTAATATATGAACAGAGAAATAAAATTTAGAGCGTGGGATAAAGATAATAAAAGTTATATTGTCGAGCCGTGTGCAATTTTTGGTGACACAGTGATGGTTCAAAGAGGAAGTACTTTGATAGAAGTACAAAATGCAGTCCCAATTCAATACATAGGCCTCAAGGACAAGAATGGAAGAGAAATATATGAGGGAGACATAATCAAAGGAACCAAGTATGGAAAGCCTATACAGCTAGTTGTAAAGTGGGCTCACGGTTTTGAAGGAGATAGCTGGCCAATTGCAGGTTATTACTTTGAGATAGATGAAAATGATGATTTTAATACTATCCCAGAACTTACTTGGTCTGAAATCATCGGCAACATTTATCAACACCCAGAGCTACTACAGAAGTGATATAATTAAGAGGTAATGAAAAACAATGGAAGAAATTAAAGAAAGAGATAGAATTGTCGCGTTAATAATAAATGCAGGAAAAAATAAAGTGTCAATGCTTGACCCAGATAAACCAAGATGTGAAACCTGTTTGAACGGATTTACTGGAACTTACTGGATAAGTCAAAACGACCTTATATTTGCTATTACAGGAAAGTATTTGTCAGAGTATAAAGAATACATAAAAAATAATGACAAAAGTAATCCTACACCTATGTGCTGATACAGGAAGCGATAGTAAACCTTGGGCAGATGCTGGATATACAGTCATAAAGGTTGGCAAAGATATTGGTGTAGAAAACTTTAGTTACCAAGGAGAAGTATATGGAGTGTTTGCAAATCCAGTATGCACTGAGTTTAGTACTGCTCGGAAAGGAGGACAGCCACGTAATCCAGACGAAGGAATGTTCTTGGTAAAAGAATGCTTAAGAATAATTGACGAAGTAAAGCCAAAGTTTTGGGTAATAGAAAACCCTGCGCGCGGAGTACTTAAGAACTATCTAGGCGAGCCTACGTTTAAGTACCAACCGTATCAGTACGGTAGCCCTTGGTCAAAACATACAGCACTGTGGGGTACGTTTAACATTCCACCTGTTCTCTATAAGACATGGAAAGACGTGCCAGAAAGTATTAAAATTAAAGAGTTGTACATAAGGCCAGGAAGAAAAATACCCTCACTAGCGTTTATGCACCAGTCACATAGAAAGTATATACAGGAGTTTGACCACTTTAATACGGTAGATAGTGACATGGAATTCCGCTCGTTATGTAGCCAGAAGTTTGCGCAAGCGTTCTATGAAGCAAATAAACCTAATGAAACCCCATAGACACATTGAAATGTACCAGCCATATAAGGTAAAGAGTAAGATACTCGAGTGTGATTTATGTGAAGAAAACTACATTAAAACAGATAAGCATAAGGAACTAGATATAAAAGATATATGTCTAACCTGCTATGCACGACAACAAAGAAGTTTGACCATAAAGTAAAACCAGCGTACAATAAGAGTACGCTTTTTACTATAAAAATGGAGATAAAACCTTACAGCAAGAACGCAAAGAAACACCCTAAAAGCCAGATTGAGCAAGTTGCTGCCTCAATAAAGCGCTTCGGTATGAATCAACCCATTGTAGTTGATAAGTATGGTGTCATTATTGTTGGACATGGAAGATTTGAAGCGCTGAAACATCTAAATTGGTCACAAGAAGAAATACAAAAACATGTTAAGGTAGCAGACCTAACAGACGAGGAAGCAAACGCATACAGACTAGCAGATAATAAGCTTAATGAGTCTGAATGGGATATGCAGTTAGTAGTGGAAGACCTAAAAGATTTAAGTGCAGACCTTGTAGAACTGACAGGTTTTGATAAGGACCTACTCATTGAATCGGATGAACAGGACGACATTGTACCCGAAGTACCAGAGGAGCCTAAAAGTAAGCTAGGAGATTTGTATGAGCTAGGAGAGCATAGGGTGTTGTGTGGGGATAGCACTAAGTTAGAAGATGTAGAGAAGCTTATGGATGGGAAGAAAGCGGACATGGTGTTTACTGACCCGCCGTATGGAGTTGATAATGATGGCGGACACGCAGAAAAAGGAAAGAGAAGAGATAAACTAGAAAATGATGACGAAACTGATATGTACGCAGGCTCACTGCCACTTGCTTATGCTTACACAGTAGACTCTGCTCCTTTATATTTATGGTTTGCTGATAGGTTTTCAAAAGATGTGCTTAACGCATTAGATGAGAACGACTATCAAGTACGCACGTGGATTATATGGAATAAGAACATGGCACAGTTTGGAGCTATAGGAGCACAGTATAAGACTAAGCATGAGCCTGTTATCTATGCTTTCAAAAAAGGTAAAGCACCAACATGGAATGGCCCAACAAATGAAGTAACAGTGTGGGACGTAGATAGACACTCAAAGAATGAGTTTCATCCTACACAGAAGCCTACAGCACTATCAGAGAGAGCTATACTTAACCACATAGGCACAGAGGGAGTAGTATTAGACCTATTCTTAGGAAGTGGAGCAACCCTTATAGGGGCAACCAAGACAGGACGTATCTGCTACGGTATTGAGCTAGACCCTAAATACGTAGATGTAATAGTCCAACGCTATGTAGACTACACAGGTAATGCTATAATTAAGAAAAACGGACAACAAATAACATGGCAGAAATAGGAAGACCAACAATCATGACTCCAGAAACAATCTCTAAATTAGAAGAGGTGTTTTCTATTGGTGGAAGTGACAATGAAGCCTGTTTTTACGCAGGTATAGGAAAGAGTACGTTATATAACTATCAACAAGAGCACCCAGAGTTTGTGGAGCGCAAAGAGGCATTAAAGGAAAGACCTATACTAAAAGCACGCCAAACTGTAGTAAAATCACTAGATATTCCTGATATGGCTTTGAAATACCTAGAAAGAAAGAAAAAAGACGAGTTTTCAACTAGAAACGAACTCACAGGACAGAACGGAGAGTCATTGGTAATAAACGTTGTAAACTATGGAGAAAACAAGCCAGAAGCAAATACAGATACCGCATAACTTTTCCCCTCGAAGCTACCAATTAAAATACTTACAATCAAAATGTAGGTTTAAAATTATTGTATATCATCGTCGAGGAGGTAAATCTAAAGTAGCCTTTAATGAACAGATACGAAAAGCGCAAATAACTAAAGGAGTATATTATTATATATTTCCGACCTACCGTCAGGCAAAGCAAGTTATCTTTGATAAGCTAATTGGAGAACATGTGCCACCAGAAATAATACTTAAGCGTAACGATTCAGAACTAGCTATTTACTACAAGAATGGTTCTATCCAGCGCTTTGTTGGTTGTGAAGATATAGACAAACACCGAGGAGTTTCACCAATTGACGTAGTATTTGATGAATACTCTGAAATGAACCCTAAAATGTGGGAAGCTATTATCCAGCCTATTCTTCGAGAAAACGGCGGGACTGCTACTTTTTGCTTTACTCCGAAAGGTAAAAACCACGCTTATGCCTTAATACAAAAAACAAAAGATAATCCAGATTGGTTTTACGATATTCAAACTGTATACGATACGGAAGGACTTCCACCAGAGGAGGTACAAAAAGCTAAAGAAGAAACACCAGAAGCCTTGTTTAGACAAGAGTATCTCTGTAGCTTTGAAGACGGCGCTGGAATGTTCTTTAGAGGTGTACGCCAGTGTATAGACTCAAATACATCATACGAGATAGTACCTAGTCACCCATTTAATCTTGGTATAGACTTGGCTAAATATAACGACTGGACTGTACTCACACCGTTTGATAAGACAAATATGCGAGTATTCCCACAGGATAGATTCAATCAAGTAGACTGGAACTTACAAGAAGCTCGAATAGGAATGTGTGCTCTTAAGCATAACAACGCTTTACTTAGAGTTGACTCTACTGGTGTTGGTGACCCTATTGCAGAAGGGCTCCGCAGAATAGGACTCAATATGGACGACGATAGTTCATTTAAGTTTACAAGTACATCAAAGATAAACCTATTAAATAACCTCGCTATCTTAATTGAACAGAGAAAAATCACGTTACCTAACGACGATGGACTTATTAACGAGCTTGAGTCTATAAAGATTACCTACGAGAACGGAGTATTTAAGGCAGAAACACCAAGTGGAATGACAGATGACCGTGTAATGTCACTAGCTTTAGCTGTGTGGAAAGTATCAGAACCAGTAGTTTATCAAGATGAATCGTTTGCACTGTACACTACCAGATACAGATGATATAGTTATGGGGGTAATTATTCACAACTATGAAAGAAGTATCATCAATTCAACAAGAAGCATGGGAGCAAGCTATTAAAATAGTAGACGGTGAACGTGCCGCGTGGGAAGACGCAACTTGTTTTGTTACGGAAACTGTAGGATTTAGATTTCGTGAATTGATTAGATACTTTAGAAAGTACTACTGGGGAGTGTTTGACCAACCTATCGACCCTAGTACAGGAAGAGATAAACTATGGATTGGATTAGCGCAGTCAATCGTAGAGGACATTTGGAAGAACGTAGACATTGACCAGAAAGACCTCGGATTTAGAGCAAAAAATGAAGAAAGTATTCCATTAACAGAAATAACACGACTCTATGCTCGTGATTATCTTCGTAAGATGTACTTTGGTGAAATACTCGACGCATACCAGAGACAAGCTCTTATTGACGGTACACTCGTATGGAAAGTTCTCGATAAGAAGAAAGGCAAGCGCCGACTCAAAGTAGGTAAGGTTGACCTCCTTAACTTTTACATTAACCCAGAAGAACGTTCTATTTACGAAGCGTATCGAGTTACAGAGCGCGCAGTAGTGCCTTTATCTTCATACAAGAGTATGTCGGGCTGGGTAAATAAAGAAGATTCTGCTGGTTCTACTAACCTATCAGTAAACGACCCACGAGGATACCTAGCACAAGCAACAACTGGAGAATACCGAGATGTGTGGGAAATGTGGGGCAAGATTCCAAAGTGGCTTGTAACTCTCGATAAAGAAGCAGAAGACGCCTACGAGGAAGTAGACGGTCATATTGTGGTATCAGGACTTGAAGCTAATAACATTGCATGTAACCTCATTGAAGTAAACAATAACGTAGATGAGTTTGGTGTTGCTCTTAAGCCTTATGAAGAACTACGCTATCGAACAGTAGGAAACCGCTGGTATGGACTTGGCGCAATTGAGCCTATTATGCAGTTGCAAGAGTACCTCAACATTACAGCCAACGTACGAATCAATCGCTCAATCATGGCGCAGAGTGGTTTGTTTAAGATTAAGAAAGGTAAGGGAATCACAGCACAGTCTATTGCTAAACTTCCTACAAATGGAGCTGTTACAGTTACAGACATGGACGATATACAGCAAATGCCTATTCAAGACGTTCCTGTATCATCTTACAAGGACGAAGAAGTTATCGTAGGTTGGGCACAAAAGATTGCTTCTGCTTATCCCGTGGCTACAGGTGAAGTTCTTCCTGCGTCTGCTACAGCTACAAGTGTGGCTATTTCAAATACTAACGCAAAGACAGCATACACAATTTACAAGGAGGCTATGGGTTCATTCCTAACACGGGTTATGGATAGACACGCACTTCCTATCATTGCTCAAACACTATCAGTAAACGACATTATTAACCTCACAGGTTCAGATGATAAGTTTAAGGAGATTGTTGAACGTGTAGCTATGTGGAGGACTCTTGATAAAATGGAGACATCAGAGTTTATTCCTACAGAACAAGAGCTTGATATGATGATTGAGAACGAAATGCAGTCTCTTATGCGCCAGCCTCAGATATTTATCCGAACTACTCGAAAGATTGTTGCAGACCAGCTAGAAACTACAGTGCAGGTTACAAATGAAGACCTTGATACTTCAGTTTCGGTTTCAAATCTCCTACAGCTATTGAGTGCAGCTCCTGAATACAAGAATCACACTGTACGAGTTATCTACGACTTACTAGGACTACAGACACCGCCAACACCTGAACAACCAGAAGAACAGCAGATGCAAGGACTACCAGAACAGCCAGAAATTCCTACAGAACAGAATATTACAGAGGAAGCTCTTGTCACTCAATAATTAACATTGTACAATGGATAAAGACACACAGCTTACACAAAGGACTGCTAGAAACGTAAAAGCTTTTGTAGCCTCAGACGAGTACAAAACTATACGAGCCATTTTTGATAAGACTATAGAGTCCCTACATTCTGTCTTAGATATAACAGATGAAACTATTGCGCACCCTGAAAGATTAGCAATAGAATTGCAAGCACGAAAACTCACAATCATAAAGCTCACTCAATTCATAGAAGAAGTTGAGGGCACAGCAGATGAATATGTTCCTGAACAAAATATCTCAAGGGAACACTTCATTAAGAGAATTGTATAATTGCGTATCCGCCGTGGCTCGGGCGGGGACACAATTAGTACTTCCCCGAATTTAAGCACATTACAATGCAAGACAACCCAATCATTAACGACCAAGCACTAGGTGGTGAGCCTCAATTGAGCCCAGCACCCGCAACGGCGTCTGTTGAGGCACAGCCAGAAACTTTAACTCTTGAAGAACTTAACCGACAACTCGGCAAGAACTTCACGAATAAAGACACTGCTATAAAAGCTCTTAAGGACACCTTTTCATTTGTTGGAAAGCGCCGTGAAGATATAGAGCGAGAGGTTTCAGCGAAGTCTGACGAAGTTCTTAACTCTGTCCGCAAGACAGAACAAGAGCTTGCCACACTCCGCAAGGAAATCTTTTACAAGGATAACCCACAGTATGCTGCTCACCGAGGACTCATTGAGAAACTTGGAAGCAACCCAGCTGAAGTGGTAAACAATCCTGATTTTAAGCAGGTGTTTGAGAAAGTAGAAGGCTATGACAAGTCTAATAATTTGAAAACTGTGCTTGAAAGCAGCCCAAGAATTCAAGCGACACGAGACAGTCTAGCAAAGGCAAAGGAGCTTCTGTATTCATCAGATGCACCAGCTTCTAAAGCTCAAGGCGAAAGCTTAATAGCTAAAGCTGTCCGCGCTCACTACGACTTCTAGGGTTTAATCAACTTTAGTTATGTCATTAGCAAATACAGTTCTTACATACGGCGACCAAAGCCGAAAAGAAGACGTCGTATTGAATGCAATTGAATACTTAACAGCTACTGAAAATACATTTCAGACAGCTATTGGTAAGACAAAGGCAATCGATACAGTTCACTCATTCCTCGTTGATACACTTGATACCCCAGGGTCTCTCGCAGTAGCAATGGGAACAGACTTTACCATCGGAGCAGGTACAACTCCTACACGACTCACAAACGTTGTTGAAGAAGTTGCACGAGCATTCCGAGTAGCTATGCCACAGGATGAAGTAGCTCACTATTGGGGTGGAGAGTCTGAAACAGACCGACAGCTTACAAAGGGATTGAAGTCATGGGGAAATGCCCTTGAATTCGACCTTATCCGTTCAACACTTGTTTCAGGTGTTTCAGGAACAACAGCAAAGATGGCAGGAGTAATCCAGGCTATCTCAAAGAGTACAAACACTACAGCCCAGACATCAGGTACAGTGTTCTCTGCTACTATCCTCGACGGTCTTATGGCTCTTAACTGGACAAACTCAAACGGTGACGTTGCAACAGAACTCCTTGTAGGAGGAATTGGACGACGTATCATTGACGGTTTTGTTCAGAAGTCAAACGTGGTAGTTAATACACCATCATCAATTGCTAACATTATCCGAACAGTATCTACATTTGAAACATCAATGGGAACAGTTCGAGTTTGGAAGCACCGATATGTTGATATTGACGGAACAGACGCAACAGTTCGAGTTCTTGGTTTCCGACCAGAAAAGCTTGCTACAGCATACTTGCTCAAGCCTTCTATCCTAGACCTTGCTCGAAGTGGTGCATATACTGCTAAGTCAGTTTACGGTTCTGCAACACTTGAAGTTAAGAATCAAGATTCTAACTTCTTTGCTTCAGGATACCTCCGTTCTGCTTAGTTCGTAAGTTTGTTGCTTGGGTTGACTAGCAAATAATCAACCCAAGTATTTTGCCAGCAAACTAATAAATACATATGAAAAAAATAATCACACACGGGCATGAAGCTCGTACACTGCTTAAACTTGGCGTAGATACTGTAGTAGATTGTATTAAGGTAACGCTCGGCCCTGCTGGAAGAAATGCTGTACTCGGAAGACACGAAAACTCACCTATAATCACTAACGACGGTGTATCTATTGCTAAAGAGATTGAAGTAGAAAATGAAACCGCACAACTTGGCGTAAACCTTGTTAAAGAGGCTACTATCCTTACAGATTCACGTTCAGGGGACGGTACAACAACAACTGCTGTGCTCATGCAGGCTTTGATTGAGAAGCTATTTAGTATCATTGACGATGAAGATAGTTTGGTTTCAAAGAAGATAAACACTATCGCACTTAAGAAGGAACTTGATGGACTTGTAGAACGTGTACTCAAGAACTTGGAAGAACAAAAGCGCGATATTAAAGACGATGAAGTATACGATGTGGCTATGGTTTCTGCCGAGTATCACGCTATCGCTCAAGCTATTGCAGATATTTATAATAAGATTGGACTTGATGGACACATTGAAGTAGAAGAATTTGGAACCAAGATTGAATACGAAACACACCGAGGTATTAAACTCGATGTAGGACTACGCTCACCATACTACGAGACAGAACGTAACCGAGGAGTATATGTTGATGTTCCTGTCTTCGTAACAAACAAGTCATTTAATAACGCTCACCACTTTGCAAAACTTGTAGAAGAAGCTAGGAAGGCAGGATATGCAGACATTGTAGTGTGTGCTCACGCATTTAGTGACGATGTAATTAAGCGACTCATCACGACTAAGATTAAGGGCGCATTTGGTGTTATTCCTGTAGCTATTCCTTCTGTGGCTGGAGAAGATGCACTCAAAGACGTTGCCGCTATTACTGGGGCTAAATTCATTGACGCTTCTACACTCAACGACAAGTCATTTGAAGATGTCCTAGTTAAAGAGAATTTCGGGAACACAAAGAAGTTTATTGGTGAAACTGACGGACAAACTATTATCTACGAGGGAGCTAATCGTTCAGAAGAAGACCTCAAAGAAAGGATTGAATCCCTCAAACAAAAACTTGAGAAGTCAAACTCTCTCTACGATAAGCTTAACTACAAGCGTCGCATTTCAGGATTAACAGGTGGATATGCCGTACTAAGAATTGGCTCAATGTCTAACACAGAGCGTACATACCTTAAGTTAAAGGCAGATGACGCAGTAAATGCTGTTAAAAGTGCATTAAATTATGGAGTAGTTCGAGGTGGAGGATTGGCATTGCTTAAGGCTTCGGAATGTGTAAAGGGCACATTCTTGGAAGAAGTTCTCAAAGCACCGTACAATCAGATTCAAACAAACGCCGATGGTGTGGAGATTCCTGAGAACATCAACGACCCACTTCACACTGTTCAGAACGCTCTCAAGAGCGCGGCTTCATTAGCAGGTACACTCATTACAACCGAGGTAACAGTAGCATTCAAAAATGTTCAACCAAAAGACGAAGGACAAAATTAAAGGTGTAGTCAATCAGTATATTAAAGATAACCCAGATGATTATCGTGATTTAGTTTATGTGGTAAACGAAATGCGCAAGAACCTCACGACTGAAATGGCAGAGATTAAAAGTACTCATGCTATTAAGCGTGCTCTCTATACGCTCTCTGAAGACCTAGAGCGCATGATTCAAGGTGCACTCACAGCAGAAGAAAAGGCAGACTTTATTAAAAAGGAAAATGCTCGCTGGTTTACGCGTGAGTTTCCCCAGTTTGCACTAACACAAGAATAATATGAAACTAGCTCTCTGTTTGATTGTTAAGGGTACAGATGAGGAAGCAGAATTATTAGATAGATGTTTGGAGAACATGTCTCCCCATGTAGACGGTATCTTTATTACTTCTACATTTACAGATACACCGAATGAGAAGGTTGCAGAGGTTACTAAGAAATACAACGGTGTACTCTCTACGTTCAAGTGGACTAAGAACTTTGCCGAGGCTCGAACATTTAACTTTTCTCAAGTGCCAAAGGACTTTGATTACATCATGTGGAGTGATGCCGATGATATGTGGTTTAACCTTGATAAGCTCAAGCCGTTACTTATAGAAAATCCTCAGTACGATGCCGTTGCCGTGAACTATCTTTATGACTTCGACCGCTACAATCAACCTGTAGTTATTCACAAAAAAACTATGGTTATCAGAAATGATAATTGTGCACGTTGGTCAGGTAGATTACATGAAGACCTCATTCAAACACGAGAGCTTAATATGTTCTTTAGTGATGTTATCCAGCGTCAACACAAGACAAACGACGCACGTGTAATCGCGAATCAGAAGCGAAACGTTGATATTTCAAAGGCAGAGTACGAGGAGAATA